CAGGAGCGGCAGCCGCCGCAGCTCTTACAAAAATGCAGATGTCGAACATCGACAGCCTTGCAAAAACTGCTGACAAGATTGGCGTTACCACTGAAGCTCTGGGCGGTCTGAGACATGCCGCAGAACTTACTGGTGTTGGATCTGACACGCTTGATATGGCGATGCAGCGATTGACGCGCAGAGTGTCAGAAGCTGCCAACGGCACAGGTGAGGCGAAGAACGCGCTGATCGAGTTAGGCATCAACGCAGCTAATCTGGAAAAACTACCCTTAGACGTTCAGATGGAAGTCATTGCTGACGCTATGGGTGATGTCAAAAGCCAATCCGACAAAGTTCGTTTGGCTATGAAACTCTTCGATTCTGAAGGGGTAAGTTTGGTAAACACTTTGGCTTCAGGCTCCACGGGCTTGCAGCAGATGGCGAAAGAAGCGGACACGCTTGGCATCACCGTAAGCAGGGTCGATGCTGCAAAAATCGAGATGGCAAACGATGCCGTCACGAAGTCAAAAGGCGTTTTTACTGGACTTGGTAACCAACTAGCAACCGCTTTTTCACCGATCATTGAAAGCGTTTCAAACAATCTTTACCAAGCAGCGTTAGACACTGAGGGATTTGGAAATATCGGGCAAGACGTTGCTGATGCGTTGGTTTCAGGTTTCGGAAAATTCCTCGACACAGTGCAGATGGTCGAGCATGGCATCCTATCTATTAAGCTCGCAGCGCTTAAAGCGCAACAGGCTTATGAAGAACTGCTTGCACCCGATCAGGGCAGGGTCGAATATTTCAAACAAGAAATGGCGCTGCGAGAAAAACTGAACAAAGGGCTGATCAACCACGGCGAATTCACTAAAAAGCAGATGGAACTGCAAAAGAAATTAAACGATGGCACGCTGACCAGCAACGATGCTGTTGTGGTTGGTGCCGAAGAAACGCAGCAGGCCATCGATGCGATTATCGCGCAGATAGACGCTTTTAAAAACACGGAATTGCCAAGCGAAAAAATCACGCTACTTTACGAACGTATCAAAGCAGAAGCGCAAGAGGCTGCTGAAGTCATCGCCGAAGCAGCACCCGGAAAAGTTTTGGTTGATGACATCAACAAGAACGGAGAGACGGCGCTGCAACGCATGACGTTTTTCCAAGAACAGCAGATGGCCGCGAAATCCAAGTATGACGATTTTATGGCGGCAAGCGATACCAAGCGCACCGGAATTGTTATCGGAGAACTCAACAACCAGTTTGGTGCGATCGCAAGCAACAACGAAAAACTGTTTAAACTAAACAAAGGTTTTCAGATTGCGCAAGCGGTGATGCAAACATACCAGGGAGCAACCCTCGCACTCAGTAGCTACCCTCCTCCCGTCAATTTCATCATGGCCGCAGCAACGATTGCGTCTGGACTTGGGCAAGTTGCACAGATAAAGGCGCAGTCATTTGATGGTGGTGGTTTCACTGGAAACGGAAGCCGAAGCGGTGGTGTTGATGGCAAGGGTGGTTTTCCAGCAATTTTGCACCCTCGGGAAACGATAGTTGATCACACTAAGGGGCAAGCTGGAGGAATTACGATCGTAAACAACATTGATGCAAAAGGCGCAGACGCTGGCATTGAGATGAAAATAAGGAATGCAATGCAACAGTCATCTCAGCAGACAATCGCAACGGTGCAGGATCTGATGCGAAGAGGTAGATTTGCATGACAGTATATATGTTTCCATCGATTATCCCGGCCTCAAGCACATTTGAGTTAGTGACAAATACGAAGACATTTCAAAGCCCTCTGACTAACGCTGTGCAGACGGTCAGGCGCAAAGGATCGCTCTGGAAGGTTAGCATGCAATTCAACAACCTCACCGGAAATAATCGCGCCATCATGCAAGCGTTCCTGACTAAGTTAAACGGCCAAGAGCATCGAATGTATTTGTACGATCACTCAGCGACTAAGCGCGGTATTGCACCTTCTGATCCCGCTGACACTTTGCTAGTAAACGGCGCAAACCAAACCGGATCTGTCCTGATAGTTGACGGCGCATCTGGCACAACGACCGGATATTTGAAGGCCGGAGATTATGTTGCTTTCAACAACGAGTTGCACATGGTGACAGAGGATGTAAACAGTTCTGGCGGCGCTCTGAGTTTTGCAAAACCAAATTCTGACGGTACGACTACTACTACAAATGGCATGCCGCTTGCGCCTCCGATCAGAAAGCCAACTGTTAACGATCAGCAGATCGATTACCTACAACCTATTTTCGGTGTTTTCATGCTAACGAGCGCAACAAGTTGGGACACGCAGCCCGGTATTGTAAGCAGTTTTACCGTTGAAGCTATCGAGGATGTGCTGGCATGAGTCGAGGATTTCCAACAGCAGTTGCAAACGCACTCGCGGAGCAGAATGTTGCGCTCGTCAGCTTTGCAAAGCTAGAGTTTCCAAGCGGCACTGTGTATGTGCATAACAGCATTGGCACCTATAGCTGGGGCAGTCAAGATTGGCTAGGCGTTGGTTCACTGGGTTCAATATCCAAGGTCGAAGAAGGCATGGACGTTAGTCCCTACGCGATTACGTTAACGCTGTCGGGGCTTGATGCGGATATGAGCAGCGCTGCGCTCACTGAAAATTACTTTATGCGCGCTGTCACAATCTATCTTGGCGTGCTTAATGATGATGACGAATTGCTCGCTGATCCAACCCCGATATGGGCTGGGTTTATGGATCAGATGAATGTATCTGTTGGCGCAGATGGCGGCGATGCGATCCAGCTCATTGCAGAATCGGAACTGTCGAGATTTAACGTCAGTCGGAATTTGATGTACACCAACGCGGCGCAGCAAGAGCGTTACAGCGGCGACCTATTTTTCAGTCATATCCAAGATGTGCAGGGTGCAAAATTTGATTGGGGTGCAAAAACTCCGGGACAATCCGGCGCAGGTGGTGGCAACGCTGGCGGCAGAGACGGCGAACACGAGAAGCGGAATTGATTAAGACAAAAGTTTTAGCAGCACTTAACAAATGGCAGCGCCGTGACTTTGGTTATGGCGATGCTGATTGCGTGCAATTTGCGAACTTCATCGCAAAAGAAACCACGGGCAAAGATTATCTGACGGCGTTCAATTACAGCACTGAAAAAGAAGCGTATGCAATCATCGACAAAGAAGGTGATCTTGAAGACACGGTTACCGCGCTGCTAGGTGAATCTACAGAAGATGTTTCGGAGCTGCCTGATGGTTCTCCGGTGATATTGAAATTTCCATCTGGGCAATTGATGGGTATCAAGTTAGGAGAAGAGGCTATTTGTCTGACAATGAAAGGCTTAAGCAGGATACCAGCTAACTACATCGCAGCGGGGTGGATACTATGCCACCAGTAATTGCAGCGGCAGGACTATTTCTTCAAGGCGTTGGTATCGCCGTTGCTAGTGCCGTGGGTGGTCTAGCAGCCGGTGCTTCGCTTGGCATTGGTGCAGCGGTCGCGTTAGGCGGCGCTGTTGTCGCTGGCGCTGCGCTTGTTGCGAGCAAAGCGGTCAACAGCCTGTTTGCGGTTGACATGCCGCAGGTTGACAGCGATGCGAGCAGACAGCGCACCGTTAAAAGCACGACAGAACCTTTCAAAACCATCTATGGCGAGACGCTAGTCAGCGGCCCGATCACATACATCGGTATGGCGGGAACTGACAACGCGGATTTGTATCACGTTATTGCGTTAGCGGGTCACGAAGTGACCGACATCAAAGATGTTTACTTCGATAATAAGCTAATCACTGACGCGCAGATTAATAGCGGCAACGCTGACGGCGGTAATGTCATCGCTGGCGACTTTGGCCCAAAAGGTGGCAGCACGATCTGCGTCATTAACAAGCATCTTGGAACTGCCACGCAAGCAGCAGACTCGATGATGGTTAGCACTTTTAGCGATTACACGAGCGCGCATCAGGGCAAAAACGTTGCTTACATCGCAATGAAATGGACGCTTAACGAAGACTCAGCAGAGACATGGGAGAAATACGCACCCGCAGATATCAAGGCAATCGTGCAAGGGCGCAAAGTCTATGATCCGCGCTTAGACGTTGCTGCTGGCAACGCAGCGGGTGCAAATCCAACTGATGCAACTTATATCGCTTACTCCACTAACCCAGCGCTCTGCCTTGCTGACTATTTAATCAACAGCGAGTTTGGGCTTGGCGTTGCTGCTGCCAAAGTGGATTGGCCAGCAATTGTTACCGCTGCTGATGGTTGTGATGTTTCTGTTGCTGTTCCGGGCGGCACCGAAAATAGATTTACCTGCAACGGCGTGCTTTTTGGAACTGATAGCCACCGCACCAATATAAACAAGATTCTCAGCAGCATGAACGCCACGCTAGTGTATACCAACGGCAAATACATCCTGCGCGCTGGAATTTATGAAGCACCAGGGCAATCGCTAAACGAAGATGATTTGATCGGCGCAATTGGTATCAAAACATCGTTCGAGCGCACTGATCGTTTTAACACGGTCAAAGGCGTTTTCGTCGATCCAGCTCAGAATCACAAAAGCTCAGAATTCCCCAAGGTGCAGTTGGCGGCAGCTTTAAGTCGAGACAATGCGCTGGTTCTCGAAAAGGAAATGCAGTTCCCAATGACAAATTCGTCATTTGGTGCGCAACGACTTGCCCGCAAGTTGATCAATAAAACTAGCCAGCAGAAGGTGATCACCTTTCCGGCGAATCTTAGCGCGTTGCGCATTATTGCGGGTGATAGAGTAAACGTCAGCATCGAAGAGTTGAGTTGGTCGAATAAAATTTTTCAATGCGTTGGCTGGACTTTCGCAGATGATGGCGGCGTTAATCTAACGCTGAGAGAAGACGATCAGGATGCCTACGATGATCCGGCGAGCAATGAGTATTCAACGATAACAGCCAGCGGCGACATCACTGATGCGTTCAGAGGCGTACCAGCGCCCTCTGGGTTGAGCGCAGTAAGCGGCGAGGCAAAGGTATTTCTGAACTGGCAAAATCCGGGTAGACCCGGTGATTTTGGGACTGTCGAAGTCTACGCGTCAACCGAAAATGATCGCAGCAACTCAACTGCGCTAAAGAAAATCGGTGAAACGGATGGCACGCAGTTCGTGCATGATAGCGGCAACGCGTTCGACCCGATTGTTGTTACAAATGTGCGCTATTACTGGATCCGCTGCAAAAAGAACGTTGGTGCTGATGCTGATCGCACCGCTGTCTCTGACTTCAGCACCGGCACAACCTCTGGCGTTTCAGCCACCGTCTTAGCGACTGCTGTCAACTGGAGCAACGTAGCAAATCCAACGATCGGCGTTGATATAAACAGCGACACAATTTCAATCAACACTGGATCTGCGACAACCACAACGGGGCAAGCAGTAGCCACAAGCGGATTAGAGGCTGGCACAACCGTCACGCAGGGCGGCTTAACAATGAACCAAGGTGGTTCTATCAAGGGCGGTCAAAGCGCATACAACAGCGGCACCGGGTTTTTCCTTGGGTACGACAGCGGTTACAAGTTCAGCATCGGCAACTCAAGCACTGAAGCATTAACGTTTGACGGTAGCAACTTGTCTGTCACTGGTAATATCACTGCAAACTCTGGCACGTTTACGGGAACTGTCAACGCAAACGCTGGCGCATTTACCGGTAACGTTAGCACAAGCTCAAAGTTTGTCGCGGGTTCTGGCGCTACATCAGCGACAATGGATGGTGCGGATGCAAACTATAAGTTTTACGCTGGCGCTGCTGCGCTTGGAGACTCGCCGTTCAAGGTTGACGCAAACGGTGGTGTAACAGCTAGTAGAATTGTAATAACAAGACCGGACGACCCAAGTGCAGTAATATTTGACAGTGCACAAGACGGTTTGGTTGGGGTTGGTTTATCTAACCTGTCAGCAGAATCAGATAATGCAGTCGCACAGGTTGCTGATGAGCTGACAAGTAACACAGACTATGCGCGATTGATTCTGTCAACAACTCAAACGCTGACAATAAAAGTTTTATTTCCTTTAAATTATTTGCCTTTTGCAATATCTAGTGCAGAAGATTTTCCCGACAGCATAACGTTAAAACTACAAAAAGCGACCATCACCTCTGGCACTCCCGGCACGTTTTCGGATGTGAATGGCGGGACTAAAACATTTACACGCAGGGTCTACAACGGAAGCGAAGCGTCAAACGACAACTACTATTCTGTTAATGATTCTGGAACTGGTTGGTACATAAGAGACAGGGACGGGATAGATGCACAGTTTAATCTCAGCATGTCTGACGCGTCTGTTTATGTCGCTGGCGATATAGCTGTCAGGGTGCAGGTAAGCTATGTTGCAGGCAGCGGGTCAACTAGCGCCAATCCTAGTGCATCATCTAAAAGGACACTATACTTTAATAGCGCCACTCAATATTTCACGATTGATGACAGCAGCATTATCAGAGACCAAGCTCCGGGCAGCTTATTAACTGGCGATGTAATCTTGTCAGCGTCAAGCGGCGCAAGAACTATCTCATGGCGAGACAGTGACACTTACGATGAAAACTGGTCTATTGAGGGATTAACCGGGTACGGAGAAAGCGGTTCTGGCGTTTTGTACTTTAAATTTAACAATGGCAGCACCAACCCAATTGCATTTGTTGATAACGGCAACGTTTTAATCGGTGGTGATTTCTACTCAGGCGCTGGTGCTGTAACGACCTCGACAGCTTCTTTTGGTGGTGGATATGGTTCTACCGGGACAAGCATAAGCGCAGATGGCAATATCAGCACTGATGGCAATGTAATTGTTGGCGGCGACCTGACCGTGAACGGTACAACCACCACCGTTAACACTGATAATCTAACGGTTAAAGACAACAACATAACGCTCAACTATGCTACCGGTGATTCTTCGTCTACCGCAAACAATGCTGGCATAACAGTTCAAGACGCAGTCAACTCCACCACCGATGCAACGCTCCTCTGGAAAACCGCGACAGATACTTTTGAGTTCAGTCATCCGATCAAAGCTCAGTCGGATTTGACCCTTTCAAGCTCTGGTGGTGATGCCGGAATTTACTGGAAAGACAGCAGCGCGTCAGACGCAACTGCTTGGCATCTCCACGCTGATGTCACGCAAGCAACGTCAAACATGTATTTGAACTATGCAGGTGGCGGCACTAACTTCTCATTCGTCAACAACGGTAATTTCTTAGCGCCAGGCACAATCTTCGCAGACGGTGCTGCGTCTAATTCGCTGCAGTGGGAAGCTGGGTATGATTATTCGCAGGTAGGCCACTTACCGTTGACGGGCGGCACGCTGACAGGGGCAGTGACAAGCACAGGGCTTACTGTAGATGGAACTGGCAGTGCCATAGAGTTGAGCCAGTCTACAACAGGTTCAGCAACTTATTACACGATGGATAATACTGTTGAAACTGGAGGTAAAAGATGGAGATTTGGATACTCAGGAGGCTCTTCAGATAAAGGGTCGTTCAGCTTTTACAATCAAACAGACAGCAACCTTGCGTTATTGCTCGCGTCTTCTGGAGCCACATTCTCAGGTAGCGTGACAGCAGATTCGCTTACTGTTGATACTAGTACCGTAAGCGCATCACCTTCTGCGAGATTCAGACGAAACCACGGTGGACAAGCCTACCAACAATTAAGCGGACTTTCTTTTTACTGGAATACTTCTAACGGTGGTCACGATAACACTATCGTTTACGGTGCCTCTGCAAACTCAAGTTTGAAGTTCACACAAGCAACTGGTTCTGCTTTCAACGATACATTAACGATAAATTCCTCTGGTAATGCCACATTCTCAGGTAGCGTAAGTTCGACAGGGTTCAGATTCGGTAACACAAGCGTTGGCACTGAAGACGATAGCGAATATCTGCTGTCAACGGGCGGCCAGTTGATCATCAGAGCGAACGATTCTGCTGCTGATGATTCGTACACATATCTAATTTTAGATTCAGGCAATGCAAGCGGCTACGCGTCCGCATATGCTGGCGTAATGACACGCACAAACGGCGTTGAAAGGTTACGTGTCGGAGGCGATGGCACGATTAAGTTCTTTGAGGATACCGGAACGACTGCGAAGATGGTGTGGAGTCCGACATCTGAGTCATTAACCTTCGGCTCAAATCTAGCCATAACCTCAAATGAGATTGACGTAAGCTCTGGCAACCTCACACTAGACGTTGCAGGTAACATCATCCTTGATGCTGATGGCGGGTTTGTTGCTATAAAAGATGGTGGGACAGAAATTGGAAACTTAGGAAACTCATCTTCTAATTTTGCGATTACATCAGCCGTTCAAGATAAAGACATTATTTTTATAGGCAACGATAATGGCACTATAATCACAGCCTTGAGCTTAGATTTTAGTGAGGCTGGTGCGGCTACTTTTAATTCTACGGTGACAAGTACAAAGCTAAATGTAAATAACACTACTAACACAAACAAACAATTTATAAATTCCGGAAGCACAGGAACTGGCGCTAACTACATCAACATCAACAGCTCAGGTGGTGCTTACTACCTTGGTGTTGAAAATTCGGTAGGGACTGAGCTTGGCGCATCAGCTTACGACTTTGTAATGCAAGCTCCTAGCGCGAATGCTATCAATTTAATGGTTGGCGCTGGACGAGCCAGATTAACTTCCACAGGCATAGACGTTACTGGCAGCGTCACGGCGGATGGGCTTGTTAATAACGGCGACGTAGTTTTTTCCAAAAGCTCAACAGGCGTACCAACACTCAAAATGTCTGGTTTTGCAGGGGCAAATAGCCCGTATGGTGTTATTAATTTTTACAATGAAGACGGAAGTCAACAAGGCCCAAATAACGCAGTTCAGATAAAAGCATTAGCTAAAAACTCTGACGGCTCTGGAGGCGAATTAGCATTTTATACGTCAACCGGAACAAGCTCTGAGGGTGCAGATGCTGTTGAACGCCTCCGCATAGACTCCAGCGGGCTGATCCAAATAGGAAACGCTGGAAGTTCTTCAAGCCCAACGATTCAAAGTCTTATTGATCCAAATACAGGAATATTCTTTGGTGGCGCTGACATACTTGGGTTCAGCACTGGCGGCTCAGAGCGTATGCGCATCGATGCCGGCGGCGACGTGGCAATCGGCGACAACACATTTGCGGCAGGAAAACTGCAAGTTTACGACTCCGCTGGAAACCATGTATGGCTGAAGGGTAGAGCAAGCGATGGCACTTCATCTGTTAGCTTTAGGAATAATGCTGACGATACTTACAATGGGCGTATTCAGGTTGCTGATACTGGCGGTATGTTGTTTCAAGTCGCTGGGTCAACACGCGCAACCATCGATGCCAGCGGGAACTTGTTGGTGGGTCAGAGTTCTACAGCACTACCGGGGGCTGGTAACACGACAGAAGGCATCAGTGTTAGCAGTCAGTATGATGCAATTTTTGTAAGCCGTGGGGCGGGGGTTGCGCAGGTACTAAACAGAAATAGTGATGGTGATATACAGCAATTCCGCAAAGACGGCACAACCGTAGGTAGTATTGGTACTGAAGGCGGTGACCTACGTATAGGCAATGGTGACGCAGGCTTGCAGTTCATTGACGGCACTCAATCTGTTCGTCCATTTAATGTGACTACAAATGCGCGTATTGATGCACAAGTAGATTTAGGCATGGCTTCTACGCGTTGGAAAAACCTTTACCTATCGGGAGGTGTCTACGCAAATAATGCTAGTGGTGCTTTTTTGTGGAATGCGTCAAACGCGACTATTGCTTTTGGCACTAACAACATAGAGAGGGCGCGGATAACAAGCGATGGCAACCTCTTGGTTGGCAAGACGAATACTACATTCTCTAACTACGGTATTGAGCTACGTGCTGGTAATGGGGGCGCAAGGTTCATAAGATCAAACGCCGAACCTGTTTTAATGAACCGAACTGGCTCAGACGGAAAAATCTTGGGGCTTTATAAAGACGGAGCTGAAGTTGGCTCGTTATCTGCTAAATCAGACGATCTTGTAATACATTCACAAGTTACAAACCATAGTGGCTTATCTTTTAGCGATGGCAGTATCCTGCCAACTAATAATTATGGTACTACATCAACGAATACTGTGGATTTGGGTAGTTCAAGTCGTAAATTCAAAAACCTCTACCTACAAGGTGTTGCAAGTACCCTTGGTTTGACCGTCCTTGGCGGTGGAGCGGCTACTGGCTATATAGGGGAAATCACGAATGATAGTGGAGCCGCTGGGGCTCGTGATGGACTTAAAGTTGAAACTTTATTATCCGATAGCACCACTAAAATCCTTACAGCAACATCTAATAGTGTAGATAGGTTTGTGGTTACAGGTACAGGCAACGTGGGCATATCCGTCACCCCAAGCGCATTCGTTCTGCCTGACGGTTCATCTGGTGCTTTGCAGCTACAATCTGGTGGCATGGTCTCCGCATACGCTGGCGTTACGCATTTATCTCAAAACTGGTATTACAATTCCGGCGAAAAATATATCGCTAACGGATCAGCTTCGCGGCTAGTAATGTCAGGCGCAGATTACATCTGGCAATCGGCTGGCAACAACACCTCTGGAGCTGGTGCGGCGTTGACATGGTCGGAGAGCATGAGGCTGTCTGGTGGCACACTGTTGGCGGGGACTACTACAGTAAACGGCGAAGGTATTACTTTAAGCGGAAACAATAACTACGGTTATTTTAGCCGCTCTGGCGATGCCGCTTTATTTGTCAATAGAGCAGGAACGGACGGCGATGCTTTAGGATTTAGGCGGGGAGGCGCGGGAGTTGGCAGTATTTCTGTTTCTGGTTCTGCCACGTTCTATAACACCTCATCAGACCAACGCCTTAAAGACAAAATTGTGGACGCACCTTCTGCCTCTGCTGACATAGATGCAATTCAAGTGCGTTCGTTTGATTGGAAAGCTGATGGCTCTCATCAAAAGTACGGCATGATTGCTCAAGAGCTAATTGAAGTTGCACCTGAAGCAGTGTCAGCAACAGAAGACCCTGACGAAATGATGGGCGTTGACTACTCAAAGTTAGTGCCAATGTTAATCAAAGAAATTCAACAACTACGCAAGCGCGTAAAAGACTTAGAAGAGGAATAAAAAATGGCAACATTCAACTGGCAGATATTACAACTTGAGCGGGACTTATTACCCGAGGACATGAACGGGGCGATAGTGATAGCGCATTGGAATTGCACGGCGACACAGACTGAAGGTACTGGCGATGATGCGGTCAACTACAGCGCATCAAACTACGGCACCGTCTCATTTACGCCCGATCCCACTGCATCAGATTACACGCCTTACTCGGATGTGACCGAAGAGATGGTGAAAAATTGGGTGTTTGCTAACGGCGTAGAAAAGTCTGAAGTGGAGACTAGCTTGCAAGCAAACATTGACGCGCAGATTACTCCCGCCACGGCAAGCGGTACGCCTTGGGCTTAACGATTTACTAACCACAAAAGGAAATGAAAAATGGCTGAGAAAAAAACAACGCCACCACAAGTTTCAATCGATGATACAGCATACCTGCTTGAAGACCTGAGCGATGAGAGTCGCTTGCTACTTGACCATGTGACGGACTTGGATCGCAAAATCAGATCCGCAAGTTTCAACGTCGAGCAACTGCAAGTTGGACGCGAAGCATTCTTTGCGCGACTCAAAGAGTCTGTCGCGGATGCTACAGCAGTAGGATAATGAAAATGGAAGAGAGCGCGAAGCACGCACTCGATTGGTTGAGCGTTGGCGCAGCCGTCAGCACTCTAGCTGGCTGGTTGCCGCCTGTCGCGAGCTTGCTAACAATTGTCTGGATGAGTTTGCGCATCTGGCAAGATCCGTTAGTGGTCAAGTGGCGCGGAAAGGTCAAGTGATATGGAAGCCGTCGAAATGATCGCATCACTTTGGGCACCGCTCGCAGGTATCACCCTTTTGATCTACACAATTAGCCGAATTATTGGTGATGTGGAAGTGTTGAAAGAAAAGGTGAAGGTGTTGTTCGACTTGTTTAATCAGCGGGACAAAGACAAATGAAATTTGACGCAATCAAAAACATCCTGGGGTCTGTCGCACCGACAATCGGTGCAGCGCTTGGCGGGCCAGTTGGAGGCGCAGCGGGTTCGGTGATCGCAAAGGTGCTGGGCGTTGCCAACGAGCCGCGCGCGCTTGAGCAAGCGATCCAGCAAGCTACGCCTGAACAATTAGCGGAGTTGAAAAAAGAAGAGCTTAATTTCCAAGTGCAAATGAAAGCGCTGGATGTAGATGTCTTTGCGCTTGAGACTGCTGACGTGCAGAACGCGCGCGAAGTGTACCGCACCGGGAATGATTGGACTCCGAAATTCATCGCTGTTGCGTGCGTCTTGTTTTTTGGTGGATACATTGCGCTGGTCACGGTGCTGCCGCCTGATGCTAATTCCGATACGATTGTGAGCTTAGTGCTTGGTTATCTGGGCGGCATTGTCAGCTCCATAATCAGCTTTTACTACGGCGCGAGCCATGACCACAAAGGTAAGTAATGGAACGTCTACGCGAAATGATTAAGCGGCACGAAGGTGTTGAAACTCATTGTTATAAAGATCACCTGGGATTAGAGACGATCGGTGTTGGGCGCTGCATTGCACCAGGGAGCTTGGGGCTGTCTGACGATGAGATTGATTATCTGCTTGATAACGACATCGTTCGCTGCATTAAAGAGCTGACGCGCGCGCTGCCTTGGTTCCATCGCATCGATGATGTGCGCAGAGAAGCGCTGATTGATCTATGTTTCAATCTGGGACTGACTAGACTGCTAGGCTTTAAAAAAGCACTCGCCGCTATTGAAGCCAGCGAGTGGGAGATTGCTAAAATCGAGCTACTGGATTCGCGATGGGCAAAACAAGTGGGCAACCGATCTGAGGAAATTGCGGAAATGATCCGCACTGGCGAGTATCAATAAGATTACGTCATCCAAATAAATCTAAATTTTTTTCAACGCCTTTCGAGTTGGTGTATCTACTAGCGCTCGCATGCGACTCAATGCGACCCATAATAACAAGCGCTTTTTCTTTTTTTGTGACAGGTTCATATGGCCCGCTCCATCTGTCTAACCCGCAGTTTCGAGCGGCATTAGTGCTGTCTGCGCTTTTAAACGGTAGATGACTAAATATTGTCGGGTCAAGCATTCTGAGACCATGAATAGGCTTAATCGGACAACCTGATTCGTCGCACATTACTTTCATTGCTTCGTGCATCCGATCCCACCAATCCGCAGTTCCAATCGTTGCAAACTTGCCAGACGAACCCAAAGCGATGCCGCGAAAGTCTTTTACGAAACCCTCTAAAACCTCTAGTGGTTC